ACGGCGGGCACCCCGTCGGCCACGAGCTGCTCCCGCTCAACTCCACGCACGTCTTCGGCAGACACCCCGCCCCGCTCCAGCTGCCCGCCGCCAGGGTGAGCCCGAGGGGAGCGGCCCCGCTGCCGCCGTCGGCGTAGGCCACGGTGCAGCCGCTCCCGGTGGAGCACGCGCAGGGGAAGGGCGCATCGCTCCTGCCCTGCACCCACCCCTCGAAGAGCGCCTCGCCGGCGTCGCAGGGGCTCACCGAGTCGTCGTCGTAGACCACCACCAGGCCGGGGAGCAGATTGGGCCCCGGGTCCACGCCGCCGTCGACCGGCACCGCGCAGACCTTGGCGCGCACGTAGGCGCTACCGCCCGCGTCGACGCCGAAGGCGCTGAGGACCTGCGGTGAGGCCAGCGCGGTGGTCCACACGCGGACCGAGCCGGGAGGGAGGCCACCGTCGGGGGCGGCGATCAGCACGTGGCCGGCAGGGGCCTCGGGTCCGGTGGAGAGCAGGCCGGCAGCGACGGCGCCGGCGAGGGCGACGAAAGCGGCGGCGGCGCCGGCCTTCTGGGCGGAGGTGAGCGCGCTCACTGGCAGCTCCCGGCGGACGGGTAGACCTTCACGTTCGCGAGGTGGCCGGAGAGCGGCGTCGCGGTGCTGAGGTAGTTCTCGCCGAGCAGCACGGCGATAAAACTGGTGCCGGCGCTGAAGGTGTACGCGGTGCTGTTGCAGGTGCCGTCGACGCAGACGGTTTCGTTGGCGCCGTCGTAGCGGGCGACCACGTGATGGCTTGCGCTGGGGCTGAAGGGGAAGGTGCTCGAGGCGTAGGCGACGTGCGAGGTGGAGGAGAAGAAACCGTTCAGCCTGAGCTTCGAGGTGGGGTCGATGTCCCAGGTCCAGAAGTTGTTGGCGTCGGTGTAGAGGCCGAGGACGGTGTTGAAGCTGCTAGCCGAGAGCGCGGCGCTCTGCACGTCGGCCTGCATGCACATGCTCTGAGCGGGCAGGCTGTAGCTGAAGGCGGCCATCACCGTGTCGGCCGAGCGGGCCACTGCGGTGCCTGCGGTGGGGATGTACGAGGTGGGGTAGGCGTTGTTCTCCACCGTGGTGTTCGTCGGCGAGCCCGACTTGGTCACCGTGACCGTCCCTGCCCCGGTGACCGTGAAGGTGCAGATCGTCCCGTGCGTCCCACAGGTCACCCCGCCCGAGGCGGTGCAGGGCAGGCCGGTGGCGGTCGCGGTGCCCACGGCCACCGCCTCGCTGCCGCTCCCCTCCATCCATGCGGTGTAGGTGCCGGTGGCGAGGCTGATGGTCTGCGTCGTGGGTGTGTCGCTGTTGAGGTAGTAGTTCAGGCCCGCCGGCTCGATTAGCGCCCCGCCGCTCTCCACCCGCAAGGTGTTGGCCGCGGCGCTGGTGCGGGAGCCGCTCAGGCAGTAGGTGGCGGTGCTGGCCCGGGTCACCGCGATGGCCTGGCCGGTGTCAGCTGGGGTGCCCGAGGCAAAGGCGCCGATGGTGGCGAAGGAGGCGGAGAAGACGGGGCCGCCGCCGGGGACTCGCACCAGCGGGAATTCGCCGGGCCCGGTGCGCACCGAAGGGTCGCCGCTCGAACGCACCAGCTGCGCAGAGGCCGGAGCCGCCAGGTAGAAGGCGACGCAGAGGGCGAGGAGACGCATGGCTACCTCAGCTCCCACACGCGGGTGTCGGCGGGGCTGGACTGGTCCGCCGACGCCGCCCGGCAGTAGACGGTGACGTTGGGGCCCAGGTCGATGGAGAGCACGCCGGTGTTGGCCGCCACCTTCATGCCGGTGGCGGTGGTCACACTGGTGTCGAACCCGCAGTAGATGTCGTTCGGGCCCAGGTTCTGGATGGTGATGTTCTTCCGGCTGGGCGCGGTCGAGGCCGTCGCCACTTTGGTGGCCGAGCCGGTCAGCACCTGCACCGCGGCGTAAGAGCCGCTCCCGGTGGCGGCCACGCTCACCACCGGTTCGGCCATCGACGAAACCGGGAACGCGAGCATCGCGGCGGACAGGATCAGCGCCGCGGCGATGCGAATGCTACGAAAACTCCTCATCGGGCCTTACTCCAGCCCTCCTCCGCTCATTTATTTCTTACCCACAAAAACGTTGGAAAGTCCAGTCTGGACCTTGGGCACTTCCATCTTGCTCCGGGTCATCTGCCGCCCGCCCCCGTGGTTTCCCATGGACGACGGGCCCGGGACCTTGAACATTTGCTGCATTCCCGGCACGTTGAACAGGCTGGTGTGTGCGGGTCGGCGCAGGGCGGTACTCAGCATGAGCCGGTCCTGGTAGGTGAGGGGGTGCCCGCCCGTGGTCGCGGTCGCCTGCAAGACCCGGCGCTCGTAATCGGCATACCACTGAGGATGGACCGTGGCCACGGCCTTGACCTGATCCGCCGTGAGGGTCCGATCGTGCATATCGTCCACGATCGACTCCGGGGCCATGACGGCGCGCACCTGCTTATTGAATGCGGCCATCTGGGAGTCGCTCGGGGGCAAGGGCGAGGTCGGGAACCCGGTCGGAGGCAAGTCCGGGCTCGGAGCCACACTGGCCAGGTAGGACGCGGCCTTCGCTCCCAGGTTGGCGATGGTGTCCGCGATCTGGGGCGTATGCCGGGACAGGTTCGGCATCTGGCCCCGGATCGCCTCCTTGCTCCGGCCCTGATCGCTGGCGATGGTCCGGAGGTCGGTCACCACCCGGTTGAACGCCTCGGCCTCGGACTCGCCCTTGGCGCCGGGGTTGAGGATGGTCACGTCTCGAAGGCTCCCGGGCTTCGGGGTCAGGCGTGGGGCCGACTTGCCGTTGAAGAAGGCGTCCAAGGACTCGCCCATCTTCCGGGACGACTCCGCGGCCTTCTTGGCGATGGCGGCCACAGCCTCGGCCTTGGCTCCTCGGGCCACGGACACCAGCCCGGCCAGAGCTCGGACCGAGAACGGGGCGTGGTGCAGGGCCATGCCGGCGATGCCGTGGCCGTGGGTCTGCGCCAGCTCCGCACGCTTGGACTCGAGCGCCTTCTCGGTCGCGCCCTGGATCTCGTCCAGGTTCGCGTTCAGGGCATCCACGCTGACCGGCTTCTTGCCCAGCACCTCGTAGGTGTTGGCCTTGATTCGCTCCATGGCATCGGCCGCGGACTGGAGGTAGTTATGCAGGGCCTGTCCGCGCAGATCGCCGCGGGGGTCGTTCTTGGCCGCTTGGTCGAGGTAGGTTGCGACGCGCCCGGGGCTGGCCACGCGGTCATCGCCCATCTTCTCGAAGAAGCGGCGGCGCAGTTCCTTGCGGGCGTCGTAGAACGGGGCGAGGGCCTGGTTCAGATCCTTCTGGTAGGTCGCGGCGCGGCCGTAGATTTGCTCGTTCTCAAGCGTGGTCTTGAGTAGATCACGGGCCTTCATCACCCGGTCGTACACGAGCTGGTCCGCGCCCTCGAGTGGCTTCTTGGGCCGGAACTTGTCCAGGTCCCGCTTGGCCTGGTCGAGCGCGAGGAACTGACCCGCCTTGTCTTCGGCCGAGGACACACGGTCCAGGGCGCGCTCGAGAACCACCTTGCCCCGCGAGCCCCACGCGTTCTGGAAGTCGGACTTCTCCAACTGGCCGAGGGCCTTCTGCACGGCCTGGGGCGCTCCCATGTCCGCAGGCTCGGACTCGAGCAGGGCACGGACCATCTGCGGCTTGGCCTCCTCGTGCAGATCCTTCACGAACGCCTGGAAGTTGTCATCGCCCCGGGCCAACTTCGCGGCTACGGCGCGCACATCCTCCGGGGTGTCGATCCCCTTCGCGGACGCCTTCTCGGCCGCGCGGTCGAACCACGAGGCGGCCTTGTCCATGGCCTCGGGCGCGTACTTGCCGGTGACCCCGAGCAAGTGTTCGACTGACGCCCCGCCGACTCCACCGAAGATCGCCGCAGCAGGCAGGTTCCCGAACACGCTCGATGCCGTGTGCTCGCGGTCCTGAAACACGTCGTCGGTCAGGTTCGCGCCGATCTGATAGATGGGCGCCTCGACCGCCCCTCGGGCCACAGCGCGAGCCAGGGGGTTCTGAAGGCCCAACGCATCGGCCGCGGCGTTGCCAACGGAGGCGATGGCTCGGTTCGGCGCCGAGGCCAACTCGAGGGCGTGTTTCAGCGCGCCCGGACCGTTGGGAGCGGCGGCCGGGGGGAGATCCGACGCGAGACCCTCGAGCGGGGCGCCGCGGTCCGATGCGGTGGCCTCGGTCGCAGGGGGATGTCGGATGTTCGCGGTGGCCTCGGTCGCGCCGGCAGTTCTAGCGGGAGCACGGATGTTGGCCGTGGCCTCGGTCGCGGCCGGGGCGGGAGGTGGACCAACAACGGGCGTGCTTTCCGTGGCCGACGCGGGCTCACCACGAGGGGAAATGACCGTGTCTGCGGTCCCGAAGCCCAGATCCTGCGAAGCTAGAATCTGCGAGTCAGAGACCGGCAACACCTTGGAACGCTCAAGGCTGCTCAGGATGTCGCTGTCAGCAACCGAATACTCTCTGGGATTGCCTCCCAGCGCAGTGAGTATCTGACTCTCTTCTACTGGGTTGAGAACATCCTTCTCCAGCAGCGGAATCGGACCCTTCTTGGTTACGGAAGTCCGTGGGATTTGAAATTCTTGTGGATCGAACTCCATCCCGCTAGTGAGCGGAATCGGACCCTTCTTGGTTACGGAAGTCCGTGGGATTTGAAATTCTTGTGGATCGAACTCCATCCCGCTAGTGAGCGGAATCGGACCCTTGGAGGTCAGAATGTCGCTCTCCCGCACCGGAATGGAGCCGGTCCCACCCGAGTGCGTGAGAATATCGTTCTCACGAACCGGAATTGAACCCGTCCCATAGCCAGGCCGAGTAGGAGACGCGGCCGTCTTATCTAGGCCAACATCCGTCGACAGTTGCGTAACAGGATCAGCCGCAGGGCCTCTAGCGCCTCTCTTTCCGGCGGCCGTTACCTGCTCTGCACGCTGCTTTCGGCCCGCACTCTCGCCCAACTCTCGGCCGTAGTTCTCAAGTGCGGTTGCGCTTGTTTTCGCGGTCGTCGCTTCGATCTTCGGCGCGGCCTTCTCGACAGCCTCGGCAGCCCGGGGCAGGCTCTTGGCTGCGGCCTCCTCCGCGGCCAACTTCGCGCCTCCGGACTCACCTCCGGTCGCGACGGTGGACCCGAGCAGGGTTCCGTACTCGGCCACGTTCGCGGTGATGGGGTTGGCCTCGGCTACGTCCCGCTGGCGTTGCCCGGACACGCCCGCGGCCTGGAGGATGTCCGAGGACCCGACCGGCATCAACCCCCGGAGCGCGCCCTCGCCCGCGGCCTCGGCCTGGCCTGCGACGCCGCCGTACTTCTTCTGCAACTCCTCCTGCCGCACCTGCTCGGGAGGGATGAACGTGTGCCCGGCCGCGGTGAGTTCCGGCAGGTGGACCGGATCGACTTCGTACCGCTGTCCGTCCGAGTCCTCGACCTGGACCTTCACACCACGAGGGTAGCCGTACTTGCCCGAGGCGATGGCGTCAGGGACGTTCTCATCTGGGATCGAGACCGGCTGGCCCTTCTGATCGTAGAGGGTGGACATGGTTACCGAGAGGCGACCGGCTTAGCGCCCGCGGCCTCGAGTGCTTTCCGCGCCCTGTCCATGCGGACCTGATGCGGGCTGGGAATGGGGTTGCCGTAAAAGTCCAACTCCTGGTTGTAGGCCGCGTCCACGCCAGTCTCCAGACTAGACCTAAGCGCACGCAGGACCCGCTTCATGTCCTCGGGGCTGGACAGAATCTTGGGGTCTTTCAGCAGCTCGGCATAGTGCTGGATGGCCTCGGCCGAGGGCACGTTGCGGAGCCCCTGGGCATGGCCGATATGGTTGGCTACGTTCTCCGCGAGCTCTGCGACCATCGGCCCGTACCCGGCGCCTCCCATCTTGATGTTGGTGAGGTGCTTGTCGTAAACGTTCTCGAGCTGGCCCAGATCCTTGTCTGCTACCGCGTAAGAAGTTCCGACAGGGGTCAGGCGGTCCATCTGGCCCTGGGCCTGCTTATCGCCCAGATAGACCTTCTGGCCCTCGACGTTGATCCCGGGTGTACCCGGGGGCGCGATACCGTTCTTTCGATAGTATTCGGCCAACGCCATGCCCTGCCGGCGTTGCTCGTTCTCAAGCGCCTGACCCTGGTTGCGGAGATGCTGGCCAGTGAGCTCGGCCTTGCCCTTGCGTGCTTCGAGAATGTTCTTGGCCTTGACGGTATCGAGTTGCGCGTTCAACTTGTCGGCGTTGGCCATGGCCAGTGGGCCGCCGTACTGCTTGGCCAGCGCGTCCACCTTGCTCTTGGTCAGGTCGATGAGCCCGTTGCGGACCGCGGCGGCGGCCTCGTTCCTGTCCTTCTGCCCGAGGCGACGGTCGTTCATCACCTCGCGGAGCATGTTCGCACCGGCCTTCTTGTTCTCCAGGTTGTCCTTCTGCGCGTCCACGTCGCGGGTGATAGCGTCGTCGATCATGTTCGCGGCCTGATGCCCGGCCAGGCCCGCGCCGAAGCCCGAGAGCACGTTGCCGAGAATGAGGGCGATGCTCTGCCCGGTGCTCTGCGAGTGCCACAGATGGTTCGGATCGATCTTGGTGCTCATCACATCCTTGACGATCCCGTCCAACTGCTGCTGCCGAGCCGCCTGGTCCTTCTCGAACGCGGCCTGGTCTTGAGCCTGCTTGTCGAGCGAAGCCTGTACCTTGGCGTTGCCCTCGTTCTGGACCTGGGCCTCCGCGTCCGACTCTCGCGCCTTCAGGTCGGCCTCGCGGGTGTTCGCGCCCTTCTCCTCGAACGCGGCATCGCTGATCTGCTTCTCGATGTCGTCGGGCGAACCGGGAACACGGGCATTGACACCAGGCTTGACTGCAACCTTGGCACCCTCTTCAGTGGTCCCGTTGGGCGTCGGAGCAGGGCCCGCGCCGGGGGCACCGCCATCGGGGCCAGTTCCGCGAAGGTTCACCTGTCCAGGCGGGATGGCCGGAGGCTTGGCCTTGTTGTCGCCCATGACTGCGGCCACGGCCTGGCTCGCTCGCCCACCGGGGATGATGTCCGGGGTGATGTCCCGAGCCGCATTCACAACCGCCTTGGCCGGATCGACGAACGCGGTCTTGCCGGCGAGCAGGGGTGCGCCACCGGCGAGGGCCAGGTTGGGGTGCTTGGCTACTGCGGCGTTCTCTTCCGGGGTCATGCTCCCCGGTGCGAACACCTGCTTCTGCCCGCCCGTGATCGCGTCCACGGCCTCGCCCAGCGCATCCAACCCGGGCTTCAGGTAGGTGCGGGCAGGAGCACCGATTCGATCCCAGAACTGATAGGCGTTCTCGGGCTGGCCCTGCGTCACGGTCGCGGTCGCGGCAGGGGTCTTCTCCAGATCCGTGGGGTCCTGTTGGGCGTCGATGATGTGGTCAATACCCATCTTCGCCGCGGTGCCCACGGGGAAGCGAAGGGTCGCCTTGGCCTGCGGAGACCAGATGTGCTCGATGGTCCCATCATCGGATGTGCCCATGAGGTACGGCTTGGACGGGTCCGCGGACCCGAGCGTGCCCGGGATGACGCTCGCCGAGGTCAGCGGGTTATCGGCCGGGGCGGGCGTGGAGGTCGAGTCATCGGCCATGTTCAATCCTTACAGCGCGCCCAACAGAGCGGGTGCGATCTGGGCCATGCCGGGCAGGCCCTGTCCAATGGCCTGAAGCCCCTGACCACCTGCGCCGATACCGGCGTTTAGCAGGCCGTTGCGGAACTGCAAGTTGTATTGCTGGGCGGTCCCGGCCTGGTTTCCGATCTGCTGGTTCTGCAACTGCGCGAGGTCGTTCTGGGCCCGGGTGTCGTAGCCCAACGCTCGGTTGTATTCGCCCGCGTTGAACTGGTTGTTGTTCATCGCCTGATTGGCCACGCCCTGGCCCAGAGACCCGAGCAAACCCTGAGCGTTCAACTGCTCCTGGGTCCGGGCCATGCCGGCGTTCGCAGCGGTGTTCTGGTTGGCGTTGGCGAGGTTCTGCCCGGCCGCATACTGTGCAAAGCCCGGGTTGCCGCCCCGGTTCGCTGCCATCAGCGCCATGGCCTGCTTGGCGTTCGCGTCCATGCCTTGCTGCATCTGCTGGGTCGCCAGCGAAGGGCCCTGACCGTGGGCCTGCGCGTTGAGCTGGTTGAGCAGGTCCATGTTGTAGCCCTGAGCCTGGGCTTGCTGCTGGGGCGAGTACCCGGTCGAGTTCTGCACCCGGCCCGCAGCGGTGAACGCCTGGCTCGGATCGCGGTAGGCACCCTGAGCGAACGGGCCGGTCGGGGTCGGATTCAGGCCGAAGGGGGTAAGCGTGTTCTGGAACTGCCGGCCAGCGAAGTTGCTGAGCCCGTTCTCCACGCGCACCGGATCGGAGAGATAGCCCAGGTTAGAGGCAATCTTCCCAGCGACGGTGTTGTCGAAATACTGCTTTGCGTCATCAAACAAGCCCATGCTGCACCACTTCCTGCCCTCCGTCGCTGCTTACTGCATCGTCTTGGCCCCGCCGAGGGTGGGGGAGTTGGACTCCATCCCGCACAACAGGGTCAAGTTATTCAACTGGAAACTCTCCCCGGTATTATTGGGGCCAATGTCGGAAATCTCAAATCGGATCGCCGTACACCGCTCCCGGGGAAGAAACGCCCGCACCTGATAGTTGGTGCCTTCCTGCAAACCCCCGAAGTAGCCGGTCCCAAACGGGCTCGTAGACCCGAACAGGTTGGTCCCAAAGGCCGTGGTGGCATCAAAGGACAAGTCCGCCCAGGTGGTGGGGTCGTAGTCGTAGGCCACCCGGACCCGCAGGTGATGGGCCGAGCGGTACTCCATGAGCAGGTAGGCGTTCCAGATCCGTTGGAGCCCCTGGACCCCGGCTGTCTTGAACCATGTGGTCACCACCCGGACCGAGTACGGTGCGCCATTGTCCAGATACGACCCCGGGGTCTCCTGTCGGACCGTACCATCGGCAGCGACGTAGTAATACGCGCCGTTCAGGATGATGGCGTGCTGGGCCAGGTTGTTGGTGATGGTGCTCCACTGGTCCATCACGTAGTCGTAGGTGAGCCCGCCCACCAACGTGCTGTCGTACAGGCTCGAGAAGGTGAACCGGATCTGGCTCACGGTGGGGAGCAGGTTGGCGCTGGTAATGGTCTGCCCGTTGTACCGCTCCACCGGGGCGCCCACGTACTTGGCCTGAAGGCTACGGTCGAGCAGGTAGATGCCCTTCTCGGCCTGGAAGAAGGTCCCCAGCGGAGTGAAGCACACGCTCTCTGGCGCGATGCAGCCCACGTCGGTGTTGATGACCTGGGGCGCGGAGAAGTTGTTGTTCGCCCCTGTATCATCGGGCCCGTCGCCAACCATGAAATAGAGCCGGTTCCGCTTGGCGATGATCAACTTCTCATCCTGCACCCACAGGGCCGTGATCGGGCCGCCCTGTTGGTCCACGCGGAAAGACAGTGGGGGAGAGAAAGCTACGCCGTTACCCGGCGACCAGCCCTTGGAGTACCAGACCGAGAACGGATCGGCGTAAGGGTCGTTCATGCCCGAGATCAGCACCCGGTTCTGCCAGGTGGTCATCAGCGTGCAGGCCGGGGGCGCCATGTTGGGCAAGGCCCCGCCCGAGGTGTAGAGGAGTTCGCCCGATAGCAAGTCCGTGTCCGCGGTCGTGTCGGTGAACGAGACCGTATCCACCGCGGGGTTATTGGCGATGGATGTCAGCTTGTAAGCCGCGGACCCGCTCATGGGGGTGCGGTAGATGTCGATGGACACGCTCTTGTGCGTGACCCGCAGGGTGGGGGCGGTGACCGTGGTGGTGACGTATGCCTGCGTCGGACCGAGCGCGCCGCCAGAACCGGTCTGATCTCCCATAGCGGGGACGGTAACGAACAGGGCCGGGCTCGGGGCGCTGCGGTGGATCTGGCCCCGATTGTCCAGTTGGGAGTAGACCACGTAGTAGGTCCGACTGCCGGCGCCGGTCGCGTTCCCGACCGTGCCGGTGATGCCGCCCACGTTACCGTTGTAGGCAAAGGCCGCGGTGCCGTTGTAGTTGTCGGTGATGTCCAGCACCGGGCCTGAGACCACCTGCGTCCACAGCGTCAGCGCGGAGCGGGTCGTGGCCACGATCGCGTTCCCCACCTTGGTAGCGACCTGAGCCGGGGTGTCGGTGCTGGCGATGGCAATGGACACATTGGAGAAGACGTTGGGGACCTGGGGTGACGGGCCCACGCCGTCCTTGACGAAGTAGAAGGCCGCGGCCGTCTGCTGGGTCAGAGTGGTGCCGTCGGGCGCGGCGTAGAGGACGAAGTATTGCCCGCCCGTGATCCAGGTCGCGGCGGGGCAGGTAAAGCGGGTCCACTGCTTGGTCGAGACGTTGCCCGCGGTCAAGGTCGCGATCCCGAACTGCGTGTCGGGCACGGAGACGCCCGGGTTCGCGGTGTTGGCTGATGCCGCAGTTTCGCTCACCAACACCGAGTTGTCGCTCTGAAGCGAGGCCGTCAGATAGGCCCCGTTCGCGTCGGTGAGCATCGCGTTGTTGATGGCCTGCGCAAACTTGGTGGCCACCGCGAGTTGGTTGTCGCTGCTGGAGAGTGTGACCTGGATCGCCGCATCGAAGCCAGCGAGGGACGGGTCCGAGCCCGAGCCTGCCGCGTTGAACCACACGTAGCAGCGATGGGTGGGCGTATCCCCGTACAGAATGACGTAAGACCCGGCGCGGATCTGGGACGCGCACGATGTCGGTAGCGAGTCCGCCGAGGTGATGTCGGCCGGAAATGTGACCACGGATTGCTGGACCGTGGTGCTCGCCTTGTGGGCTTGCTTCAGCGTAACCCCGATGGCGGTGGTGGAAGCGGTCGGCTGCTCGGGGTAGAGCAAGAACCCGTGCTCGGCGGTGACTGCGTTGTTGCCGATGGGGTGGGTGTTGGCCGCTCCGTCGAAGTTGTAGACCGTACCGCCCACCACATGGAGGTTCTGGCCCATCTGCGCGGACCGGCCCTTCTCCACGGTGGAGTCCAGGGTGATGCGGCACAGGTTCTTGAACTGGAACGCGACGCGAGCAGGGTTGGCCGCGTTGCTTTGGACGTAGCCCTTGCCCGCGACCGCGCACCCCCACTTGTCGGGGAGGATGGTCTGGGCCGAGGTCGGGTTCGGGTAGACAGTCCGGAAGACGCTGGAGAGGTGATTGTTGGTCGGGAGTCCGCCGCAAGAGGAGGGCAAGGCGTGAGCAAACACGTCCCAATTCTGATCGGCGAAGAACGCGGTCGGCTGCGTGGCCGAGTCGTAGACCAGCCCCACGGCGGGGGTCGCGTTCGGGCCGATGAACGCGTCGGTCAGCAAGCCCACGGAGCGGTAGAAGGCCGAGTCGCCGTTCGATGTGGTGGCGGTGACGCTGACCAGCACCTTGCGCACTTGATGGGTGAGGCTGTTCACACCTCCCGCTGCGGCAACTTCGTAGAAGAGACGGGCGCTGATATCGCCAATGAAAGATGTCGCAGTCAACTGCACGACCTGCCCCGTGGTCACCGTAACCACGATGGTGTCGGCCCGACTCACGGTCATGTCCTGTGCATAAGCTGCGGCGGAGATGGGCCAGTTCCCGCCCCCGGCGTTGTACGCATAGGATGTGAGAACATGGCTTCCGCACACGGCCACGTTCAGGGCCGAGGGCACGGTTGCGGGAGTGATCGACCCCGTGCCCCACACCACCCCATTCGCCTTGCCCAGCGTTCCATCCGCGCCCAGGAATGTGGTAATGATCGCGGTCGAGCCGGAGTTGAGGTATGCCAGCACCATGTCGTTGCCGTAGGGGCGAACGGAGTAGAGCCCGCCCCCAATGGCTGCGATGGTGGTCTGCCCGGAGATGGATGTGGGCGTGTGGTAGTTGATGCGCTCCCAATTGAGGTTGTTCGAGCCATCGACCCAGAACAGGTACAGGTACTGACCAGCGGCACAGCACCGAGGGCGATTACCGGTGCCAACGGTGAGCGGGCCCGCATAGACTGCGCGGTTGGACTCATCCACCACCTGATACCAAACGCCTCCCTGCCACTCGTAGGCATAGAGAGTGACCCCGTTCAGGGTCGCAGCGTCAGGGTTGGTGAGAGATGCGATGGGGCTCTCCGCAACAACCCGGGCGGAGACCCCGAGGTTGAGCATCCGTGCGCCGTTGCCCCAGGACTTGCTCGAGGGCTGGTACACGCTGGCGAACCCCGAACCAATCTCGAGCAACTGGTCATTGAATGTGGCCAGGGAGTTGGCCGCGGTCAGGCCGGGGGACGCGGCCAGAGTCGCAGAGGAGAAGACATTGGAGTTGGCGTTGAGGCTCTGAAAGCCCCATCGCTTGAACAGTCCGCCCTTCTGGGTAAAGACAGCGTTCTCCAACTCCGCGTGCGAGAAGTTGGGGTCCGTTTTGTTGTCGGTCTTGGTGTCCAGACCGACGCCCAGGTTGATGGGGATTTGCTGCGGGACGAGGGCCACGGGTTACCCCACCACGAGCCACTTAGATACGCCGTTACTCACGAACACAGCGCGTGCGCCGTTCGTGTTGATGGCTTTGGATGTTACACTGGACGTGTCAATGATGGTATCAGAGCCGGCTCGCTGAATAGTGATAGGATTGGTGCCCGCAGCCAACCCGACGTCCTTGAAAATATACATGACACCACCATTGCCCAACGCGGCAGGCAGGGTCAAGGTGATGGCCCCGCCCGTACTATCACACATATTCACGACACCAACCACGCCGGTCGATGATGGAATGGCCTGGGTCGTGTTGCGAGCGATCATGGCCATTGCGGGAACGTTCACAGCCCCGTTTTTGGTAACGACCACGGGATTGAGCGAGTTATCGGTCCACTGCATATCCCCCGTCGAAGGGGTGGCTCCCAACTCCTGCGGACTGACTCCGGTCGCGCCACCCAGCCCGTAAACGGATGTCTTGACGTTGGTCAGGTTATTGTTGTTGACCGACAAGTCGCCCGTGATGTCAATGCCGGCCTGAGTGATCGGCACGCCCTTGTTGGAGGAGTGATCGTGGCCATCAACGGTGGTCTGAAGCGCGGTCTGAATCTCCTGCGCCCACGCGGGGCCGGGCTCGGACGAAGCCACCGGAACCACAATCTTCATGTTGGGACTGATAACGGTGGACATTAGAAGAACCAGAATGTGACGGTCTGCGAAGTCGTAGCCGGGGAGTTGGTGGTGCGGGCGAAGAGAAAGTTCTTCTGAAGGTTGGGGACGGGGTTGTTGGTGGCCGTATCCTCGGCAATGGAGAGGTTCTGGGGGTTGGCAACCACGATGTAGCCCTGCGGGACGCGGTTCAGACCGTGGCGAGCAGGGAAAGACACGGACGAGTTCGAGCCCACCGGGAGCGTGGCAGTGACCGTGACCGTCTTCCCGTTCAGGAGCGGGTACTTACTCTGGAGCAGGCCGAATGCCTCCTTTACATGGTCCTGAATGCGGCGCAGCACCAGATCGGGGGTGAACTCCTGCTTGATCGGGATCGTGGCCATTATGCCCACCCGTCCTCGGGCCCGAACAGCGACCCGTTCGCGTACACGTCGGTGACCCGCTTGGCCCCGCCGAGGTCCCGCTTGGAGCACATGCGCCGGATGCGGTCCAACTGCTCGACTTTCTGCGCAACCAACTGCGAGGTGTCCAACTGGCGCTTGGACATCGCCTTGATGGCTGCGTCGATGGCGATGTATTCGTCCCAGCCGTTGATGGTGTCCAGGGTGTCGCCATCGTTGACCAGCGTGGTGGTCACCGGCACGTACCAGATTTGGGCGTTGACCGAGGGCAGGTTTGGGACGGGAATGAACATGATCTTGTTCCCGACCAGCCGATACCGCACATTGGTCAACCCAAACAAGTTCCAGGTCGTCGGCACCCACGCGTACTTGTTACGCTCGTTGAAGTTATAGGCGCCGATGGTGGTCCAGTTGTTCTGCGAGGCGTTGAGTTGCAGGTCAACACCTCGGAGCCGATAGAAGTCCGTGGGCAGAGAGTAAGCCGCCGTGCCCGAAACCACGCTGAATGCGTAGGGCGTGGGCGAGGTGAAGTATTCGGCCGTGGCGTCGGTGTCCACGATCAGGTCGTAGAGGGCCTGATTGGACGCGTTCAGATAGTCGTTCCACTCCGAGTCCGAGATGAACACGGAGGAACCGAACTCAAGGTCGGCCTTACGCTTGGCCTTGGTCCGAAGCGTCGCGAGCGTGGTGTTGCTGGCCACGGCTCACCTCTTAGGACCCGGACTGATCGGCCTGCTCGCCTTCGCCCTTGTCGTAGTCCTCGTCCGCCAACTGGCACACAGCCTTGAGGGCCTTGCCGAGCGCGGTCACATCCTCGTCCTTCAACTTCAGCCCCAGCGCATCGGCCACGTCCTGGGCCGCGCTCTTGAGGGCGGGCGAGAGGTCCCCATCCAGGCTGTCGCTGTCACCGCTGGACTCCGCGGGCTCGTCGCCCTCGGGCATGAACATGTCGGCAAGGCTCTTGACCATGGCTGCACTTCCTTAGTTGGTGCCGAAGTCGCCGCTGTCCGAGTACGGAATGTCCAGGCACAGCTTCGCGCCGTTGGACGGGTCGGTGGCGGTGCCGGTGTTGGCGATCTGGCACTGGACCACGATGGTGGACGAACTCAGGGTCAGGGTGGTGATGGAGGTGGTCATGTTCTGGGAGGTCACCGCAACCCAGACATCCGGAATCATGTCGGCGTAAATCTTGTCCAACACGATGGTGTAGTTGCCGGCCGAGTTCCGGGTCACCGACTGCACGCCGACACACTTGATGGTGCCGACCGCGCCCGTGTTGCCGATGTTGACGTAGCCGGTGAGCCGGCCCTGCCGACGCTTCCGGGTCTGAAGATCCTGAAAGGTCCGGTGCGGGGTGGTAGTCGCTGCCATGTGTGTTTACCTCTTCTTGAGCAAGACCCCGCCCTCACTGGAGAGCGGGGTCTTGCTCGCTGGCATTAGGCCAGGCGCAGGTTGCAGTTGTAGGCAGGGGCCGAGCACCCGAGCTGGGCGTAGTAGGCGACGCGGAGCTCGAACGAGTCAGCGGACGCGTTGCGCAGGATCATCTGGTCGTCGGTCTGGATGATGAACGGGGCCTGCTTCAGCGAGCGCAGGGTCCAGGTCTTCATGGTCAGGAGGAACGACCGATCCGGGGCGCAGTTGCGGTCGGGGACGATCTTGATCACGCCCTTGGGGCCGTTCAGCAACACGGCCTGGAAGCCGATGCCGGGCTTGGGGGAGTCCTTCGGGTCGAGGTAGCGGACCTGGGCGCCGAGGATCTTGACCAGGTTGCCCCAGTTCAGGAAGTCCATGAACCCGTAGTCGGGCGCGCCACCCTCACGGCCCACATCCCGCGCGGCATTGACCAGCGCCTCGTCGATGGCCAGGTTGCGCCCATCGGTGCGGACACCGGCCAGGCGGGTGGTGTCGAGCGAGCGGTCCTGACCGAAGAACGAGTCGCCGGTCGAGGGGGCGGTCTGGGGCAACCAGGCTCCGAGGCCCTTGACCACGTTGTTCAGGAAGTTGTTGGAGCCGACCAGCGGGTTGCCCGAGCCCGAAGTGCCCGAGCCGACCACGATCACGTCGCCGTTCGCGATCGAGCCCGCAGCCGCGACCTTGATGGTGCCGGCGTTGCGGTCCACGGCGGTGACCGTGGTGTTGCCGTGCGCGGTCTGACCGGTGGTGTCGGTGAAGAATGCCACCGGCAGGTTCACGTCGAAGTTGGTGATCTGGTCGGGGTTGGAGAGGGTCAGCGTGGTCCCGCCGCCGCCCGAACCCACGGTGCCGATGACGCCGGTCCCGTCGCCCATCAGGTCGATCGCGAGGCGCCGGCCCAGGTTGTTGATGGCGCCGTCGATCTCGGTCTTCATCACCTGGAGCATCGACCCCTTGTCGGTGGCCGAGGCCAGGATCGCCTCGTTGCCCAGGTCGGCGGTCTCGTAGGCGACCGATCGGGTCAGCGCGAAGCCGCCGAGCGAGGACGCGGCCTTGGCCGACTGAGCCGCGGCAATCGTGGGCCCAACGCCCATCGGGTTGCCGTAGATCAGGGTCTCGTTCCACTGCTTGCCGACGAAGTTGGTGTCCTTCTTGACAAGCTGGAGAAACGGATTGTCCTGATACGCCTCGTTGGCCACGGCGGCGTCGGAATAGAGAACCTTCAGTGCCGCAGAATATGCGGTCATGTCAGCAGCGGTAGAAGCCATTTGCTACAACCTCGGGCCTTTGGCCCATCCCCGAAGGGAGAGAAGAGTGATGCACTCGTTCTCGAGGCTAACGCTGCGAGTCCGGGCTGGTGCGATCCCGGGAAGATTCAAGCCCTGACCGGGCTCTTGATTGTCAAAACTGTTTCACTGTTTGCACTAAATGTCAAATTGCCATATCCGCGACTCGGATTAGGCAGCCCGACTCTCCAGTGCAGCGAGAGCGGCCTGGAACCTGCCCTCGGGAGTGGACAGATCGGTAACCGGGGTTGGGGGCGCTCCCGAGGTCGTGGTGGTGGACAGGCTGGGGGTGGGCTTGGAGATTTCGGCCTGCACCTTCTTCAGCGCGGCCAACGCCTGCTCCATGCGGTCGAGGGTGGCCTCGGCCTTGTTGTCCGCCGCGGGCGCGGGCTTCGGGGCGTCCTTGGGCGCGTCCTTGGCCGCGGGCTGGTACTTGGTCTTCAGCTTGTTGGAGGCCAGCAACTTCTCCACGCGGGCGACCTCGAGTTCCTCCATCTTGGCGAGCACATCCGCCACCTTGAGCAGCTTCTTTCCACCAGACCGCTCGTAGACCTCAGCCACGGTCTGGTAGACCCGCTGGGCGATGGTCGGGTCCTCGGACTTGGCCAGCAGTTCGTACTTGTCAGCCTCGGCCTTGAGGGTGCTCTCCACCCCGGCGAGGAACTGGTTGTACGCGGCCTGGGCCTGGGACTTCTTCGCCTCCTCGGCCGCCTTGGCTTGCTCGGCCTTGAAGTCGTCCTGGGCCTTCTTGAGAGCAGCGATCTCGTCCTGAAGCGGCTTCAGGGCCTCCTGGGTGCGCTTGGCTTCGGGGAGCGTGCCCTTGATCTTCCAGTGGGCCAGGTCATCGTAGGTGACCCCGAGCTCGGAGAAGAGGGTGTCGAAGTCCTGCTTGGTGCGCGCTGCCTCCATCAGGGACTCGAACCGGGCGATCTTGTCGGCTCGCGCCTTGACCTCGGCCTCCTTGGCGGCGATCTCGTTCTTCAGTTTGACCCGCTCGGCCTCGATCTCCTCCTTCAGCTTGCGCTCCTTCTCGAGCAACTGACGGTCTCGCTTCTGGAGGGCAAGGAACTTCTCGGTGGTGGCTTCCTCGGGCTTGGACTCGGGCGCCGGGGTGGGCGTGGGCTTCTCCTCGACCTTGGCCTCGGGCGCAGGGGCCGGAGCAGTTTTCTCCTCGGGCTTGGTCTCGGCCGCGGGCGCCTTACCATCGGGGGCTTCGGGGGTGGGTGTCGGGGCGGGAGCGGAACTACCCAACGCGGCGATGGCAGCATCCATGTTCGGATTGACGACGTTCGACATTTCTTCCTCTGAGGGTTGGTGCGACGGTTACTGCGGGGCGGGTGCCGGGGCGGGGCCGGCGTTCGTGGGCAGGTACGGGCCGGTCGGGGTTGGGCCGGGCTGTCCCAACTGCGCAGGCGGTGGGGCAGTGGGCGGGGGCAAGGTCGTGCCCTGAAGCGCCTTGGCCTGTTCGATCCAGGTCCGGAGCAGGTCCAACTTGTCCTCAGCCACGTTCTGGCGCTGGGCCTTGAGGTACGCCTCGGTGAAGAGTTTGAGCCCGAGGTTGAGATCCTGGTAGGGCTCCGGGGCCATGTAGCCCTTCTTGCCCTTCTTCAGAATGCCGCTGATCTGCCAGAGAATGTTCTCCAGCGGGGCGGTGGCGAGCGAGTTCACGGCCTTGATGTCGGGATAGTCCAGCAGCCCGAGCAGGGTCGGCGGGTCGAACATGTTGGACTGTGCCAGGCTGGTGACCGCGGACAATCGCCCGGCCGGGTCCTTGGGCAAGAGCGAGGTCGGATAGATCTTCATCACGAACTCGTCGTTCTCGAGAGCCCCATCGAGCCATTGGACGCTGTTCATGAAGTCGGCGCCGGGGACCTGGACACTGAACTTCCCGTCGCGCTCATGGATCTCACGGGCCAGGTCGATGACCAGCGCCGCGGCGTCCATGTAGAACTGCTCGTACTGCTTCCCGAGCATGGTGAACCGCTCGGTCCCGATGTCGTGGTAGGTCTGAAGCGCGGCGGCGGACTCGAGATCGGGCGGCTTCTGGGACTGCGCCGCGAGTTGGCTCACGCCGATCAACTCGAACCCCTTGCGGTACAGGTTCTCGATCTGGGCGATGACCTGGGGCGAGACCGGGTTCGGGGTGATGACCGAGAGCGCCTCCTCCATCGTGCCGGTGCCCTCGACGATGCCACCATCGAGGTTGTTGAGCTCGTCGGTGTTGATGCCCGCAGCCTTGTTCACGTAGTAGTGCGTGACCGCGTTCAGATAGAGGCCCTGTTGCTGCTTGCGAACGAGGACGTTCAACTCCTCTTGCAGCCCGTCGAGGATAAAGGCCACGGAGCGGCCCCAGAAGCCCCACGGCTGGGTCTCGAAGCGGAGGAAGGCGAAGGGGAAGGTCTGCTTCTTCCACGGCTCGCGGAAGAGAACCTGATTCCCGATGGCGATGGTATGCTGACCATCGGTCGAGTCCGGGGTCGAGGGCAGGTGCCACGCCTCCACCACGAGGATCTGGTCGGCGAGGGCAGCGAAGGTTTTGAGGAGGGAGGACTCTGGCGGGACCTCCATGATCTGCTTCTTGAACTTCGGATAGCGGCTGGCGAGCACGTCCCGGTTGACGGCCTTGCGCTGGAGCAGCACGCGGGGGCAACCGTAGAGTGCGTCCTGCGGATCAACCATCAACTCCAGCGGCATCACGCGTTCGAGGTTGATCTTGCCCTTGGTGTCCTGGTCCTCGAAGACCTTGAGGGCACCAATGTCCATGACGCAGGCGTCGCGGAGGCACTCGGGGCCGACCACGCGCATCTTGGCGCCGTAGAACACGCCCTCTACGAGCTGGTCCATGGACTTGGCCCGCTCTTGCTGTTCGTAGTCGCCGCCATCGGTCAGGCAGGTGACCTTGATGTCGGTGTTGGCCATCTTCGCGACCAGCGTGTCCACGATGGAAGCGATGATGTTGTAGAGATACTCCTTGGGCTTACGGGGTGTAGTGCGGGCCGCGGCGTAGTCGGTCTGGGTCAGGCCCGCATATCGGGTCAGAGCCCGCCAGCACCACGTCTCGCGGTCGGCACACTCTGCGTCGAGTGTGTGCATGACCCCGAAGAGGATTCGAGCCTGTTCGGAGTCGTCATCGACCAGCCACCAACGAGGGTCCTGGGACGAGTTGTAGAAGTTGCTAAATACGTCGGCGCTGGCCATTGAACTTCATCCGCGCCCTCCTCCAAGGGTATTTGCGTCACAATCCAACAACAAAATCAAATCTGTCCGTCCGCCCGTCCGCCCATCTACCCGCCAAACTGCGAGTACCACTCCCAATCCCGCTGGCGCCTCAACTCTCCGGCCATCTCGCGCTCCAGTTTGCGCCAATACTTGGCCATCTGCTCATCCGGGGTAGGGGGCGGCGGGGGCGGCACAGGATCGCGGTATAGGTATTGTCTGGCCCAACGATACCCATAGAGGGCGGCGTCGGCGAGATCGTTCTTGGCCTTTTGGTCTTCCTTCCCCTTCTTGTCATAGGTCAGATTCCGCCACTCCTCCACCAGTCGGGAGTCGGACCGGACCTTGATCTTTCCAGTGCGAAGATCGCCGTTGAAGAAGTCAATGAAAGCCAACTTCTCTCGCTTCTCGGCGGGGGTGATAGGGAGTTGATGGGTGGTGCGGAAGTGCTCGGCCAGGGCCAGACCCTGAGCACCACAGTCCATCACCACGCGCTCGGGGTTATACTTTCGCATGAAGTTCTTGATGTGCTCGGCGATCTGGTCGGGCACCATGCCGCTCTTGGCGAACTCCTCGACCACGTACCAGTTGGGGTGGTCCTCGGCAAATGCCGAGACGATGAAGGCGGTTTGGTCGCGGGTGCCGGTATCCACGCTGAGGATGTAGGTCCACGCGGAGCCGGGGCCGAGGTCGGGGAGTTTGTCGTAGTCGTTGGCCTTGGGGTCGTACTGGTAGACCAACTCCTCGCTCGATCGCGCCCACTCGCCCAACCACTCACGCCGGTATGCGGGGGAGTTGTGGTCCCACCCGCGGGACTTCATCTGCCGCTCGATCTCCTCCTTGGCATGGGGGATGTGCGGGTTGTCGAGCACGCTCCAGCGGTGGTGGGACCATGAGGTGTCGAAGGTCGTGGCGGCGTAGAAGAGGGACGGGCCTGGACCATTGGGTGGGCGGGGCGTGGTCTCGTCCCGGTAGATGGCCGAGGGAGTGCCCAGGAGGCAAAGCGTCCCGAGTTGGTCCATCAGGGCGGGGGAGAGCACCTCATCGACCAGTGAGGAGAGATGGTCTCCGAACGATCCGGCTTCGTCGATGGCGACCAGTTTGTATTTGCCGCCGCGGAACTTCTCGATGTCCGATGGGTCCGACGCGCCCGAGACCATGATGGTCGAGCCATTCTTGAGCGTGACCGTTAGTTCGGAGTGATTGAACTTGAGCCCGAGGTTGTGCTTGGCGTCGATCGCGATCAGGTCAGGCCAGACCAGCCGCTTGGCCGAGAGCCGGGTGAGGGCGATGTAGAGGTTGACCGAGCCGGGGTGCTTCATCGCCGTCGAGAGCAGATAGTGCTCGATGGCGGTGGACTTGCCGGCGCGGCGGGTGCAGAGCGCGGTCTTCCAGCGGGCCGGGTCCTTGACGAAGGCGAGCTGCTTCGGGAACAGGGCCGAGAGCGGGTCCCAGGGGGCGCGCTTGCGATACTCCTCAAGGATGAGGCGTTCTTCTGGGGAAAGATCCACCTACTGCAACGTCCCGCCCTCCTCCGCTAAATCACCGAAGACCCAGCCGCTCCAGGGCGATACCAGTGCAGTCGTCGCAAATATCAAACGTCTGCTGTTCGACTTCCTTGCCATGTCTAACTCTAAGTCTTGACCAGTTCGGCGGCAGCGGCAGACAGGAATCAAGGCACCCGCATCCATCGCACTTGATGAAGTACGCCGTCTCAAACACGGTCTTGGGCACCTGTTGGGTCTCGTAACTCATGCAGCCACCTGCACGATCTCCGGCAACGGGACGCTGACTGCGGGCGGGGTAGGGGGTTCGGGCGGGATGCGGGCGTTGATCATCTGCTTGACGGCGAATTCGAGCGCGATGAAGCAGGAGGGGCAGAAGTCGCGTCGGTTCGTGGCACCGTGGCCGATAGCATGGCCCCAACCGGCGAGATCGCCCTCGGACGAAACCACGCCTCGAGCGGTCGGGATCTTGCGCGAGGCCGCGGACTCAGCCCCGCAGACATCGCAGGTGATCCAGTCCGCGGCACACTCGACGGTGATCTTCTGGGTTCCGATGTGGTGCATTAGTTGGCCTGGCTCCCGTAATGCCCACCTGATGGGTACTGAGTTTGGTACCAAGTCACAAGCGGAGGCAGGCGTGACGGGTGTGAAGGCAGATCCTGCTCAAGCGGGCTCAAAGGGACTCTGCGCAAGTCAATAGACCTTTGCACAAGGTCGATGTTGTCGGGCGGTTTGGTCTCGTCCTTCTCCGCAGGCGCGGGGGTGGGCGGGGTCTCGTCTTCGATGCCGAGCAGGTAGCGAATCTCGGCGCGGCTCACCACCTCGTTGATAAGGAGGCTGTCCACGAGATCGGTCAGCTCGGTCGGGGATGCGTTGTCGAACTTGAACTTGAGCGTGTTCAGGTGCTTCATGGTTACTTACCCTTCTCAGTAAGCCGGGTCAGTTCAGCGGCAGCGTGTGGTCCAGAAACGGCCGCAAGAAGTCCGGTGCTTCGCCCATCGGATAGCGGTACTCGATGGCACAAGAATCACCGACGTGCAGACCGACGCAACCATCGAGGCGCAAGGCCGTTGCACGAACAATGGCTTGCTGCTCTGCGTTGATGTCGCCGGAATTAACCCGGAAGCACTCGTAGGTGGGAGTTGGCGTGGTCATGGTTACCGTCCCTTCTTCTGAAACGGCAAAGGAACCGGCACGGGGGTCGGGGCTGGGGTCGGAGACGGGGTCGGAGACGGCGCAGGAACCGGCACAGAAAGCGGCAGGGGGATCTGGTTGGGGCTCTCGGCCCTCTTCGCGAACAGGGCGGCGAGATCGGCCGGGATCTTCTGGCCGGGGGCGAACTCGACCGACTGGATGTTCCCGCTCGGGACCGCGACCGCGAACTCGTCGTTGTGGAAGATGAACACCTGCCCATCCTGGTACACGGCCGTGATAACCGGCATGTTGGGGCGGGGCTTGTGGTTATGGACCTCGGACACGTTCAGGGTTCGGGTTCCGTTGCGGTCCTCGCCCGTGTGGACGGCGATGTTGAAGGTTGCCTTGAGAACCTTGAGAGGGGGGAAAGTCATTACTCAACTCCGGGGTATGCCAGTACGATTTCGTTGGTGTTGCGGTCCAGAGACCTGAGCACGAAACTGTCTCCGACCTCGATCGCGTTGATGTAGGATCGCGGAATGGTTGCTCTAATCTTGCCGCTGAAAGTTTCCTTGCGGGCAAGCGCATCGACCGCAGCTTTGACGTTCTCCTGAATGCGGGCGTCAGACTCCTCGCATCTGATCTCGACCGCACCGAACTTCAAAACGGAGTTGGACTCTCGACACAAAATGAACACCGCAGCATTCTTGACAGGTAGAAGTTTCACACCCGCAACCACCGTACCGCTCGGCAACGACAAACTAACGACATCAGCAAGTCGCCGGGTCTCAGGGTTTCGGAGCGCGAAGGAATCAATCTTCATTGATCTTCTTCTTGGCGGGGAACCGCCATCGCGTAGGGGTTGAACCTGGCTTTGATGCCCATGGCGGATGCGGCCGAGGACCACGCCTTGGATGTGTTGCTGGTTTCGGTCGGGGTAGCGTCTCCGAACGCCTCGACCATCAGGCGGCGGCCGATTCCCATGCGCCGACACCAGTTCTTGGTGAAGAGGTAGTGCAGAGTGTCGGGCGGGTTCGCGACCACATACCCGAACAACTGCTCGGGGTCATCCTTGGCACATGCCACGACGGCGGTAGCGCGCGGGAGCAGGGACTTGATCGCACGCTGGTGCTCGGAGAAGAACGTGTCCTCGTCGATGCGCGGGTCCTGGGACGCCGTACGCAACCATGTGCTGAGCACGAACGGGTGATCGGCTTCAACCATGGGGCGGAAGCGGATGGGGAGATCGGGGGCGATCACGACACCACCGGAGAGGGTTCGAAGTGACGCCGGAACCGGAGCCAGGTCGCGTGTTCGGGCAGGTGGTGTCCGTGTTCCGCGAAGCGTGCGACGGCGGCGCGGGCGATCTGCTTGGCGAGTCGCTCCATCTTCTCGGCGGCGGTCGTGCGGGAGAATTTGTCGGTGGCCTCGAACGGGTGACCGAACAGTGTGCAACGTGCGGTGTACGGGCGCGAGGAAGAGACGTAGATGTCGATGGTGAGCGACTGATCCATGCCCTCGGCCCCAAAGAAACGTCAGGTCACGGACCCGTTCACGGAATCGAGGGAGGAGGGCATCGCTACTAGGGCCCGTGACCTGACCCAGACAGCGTTTCACAAGTATGTTTTTTAGTCAACTGCCAGGAACAGGCAGGTACGGGGGCGGGCCGTTTCTGAATTTTTGATGCCCCAACTCGCAGGGCATAGATGCGTCTTCTACAAAACGCGAAGGGGGGATACCCCACCCCCCACTCGAGCCCCAGCCCCGGCCCGTTGCTGGCGCCATGACGCGCTGCGCTGATGCATAGCGTTAGACGCAGCGCAGTATAACACCAGCGATATAAACCGACGCTACACCTACGGCCTTTCAATCCGCGGGTGCCGCCAGTAGTTACGGGCGGTTCGGTGTCGGATCTGGCGCCGGTAACGCGGCGGTTACGCGCTCGGATGGGGCCGCAGGCAGGGCAGTGAACTCAGCATCGATCGCGGGCGCGGAATCCAGGCGGGCCAGGATGGCCTCGGCGCGGGCCCGGAGCTCGCCGTCGGACAGGGCTCGGACGCTATCTGGAGTGCTCACGTCGACGCGCACGGTCGCTTTGCCGCGCTTGTGCTCGACCATCATTCCCAAGCATTGAACCACGTCGCTTATGCGGGGCACCACGGGATCGCGCTCCATGAGCTGGCCCGCGATCTTGACCCTCGGCACGATCACTTCCCCGCGGGCGATCGCCGCGATCCTGGCCCAGACCTCCTCTTCGGGCATGGCCTCGTCAATGATTTCACTAAGGTTTCTGGGAAGGCGCGGGCGCTTGACCATGAGAGGATGGTCGCGCAAGAGCAGGAGATAGTCAAAGGCGCGGAGTGGCTCGGGAAAAGGCTAATGATTTCAGATTTCTAGGATTTATTCGGGGTGCGGGGCGTGATTTTGGTCCTGATTTACTAGTTATTTGGCAGTTTTCGTGCTGTGAAAATTACAGTAACACGGTAATATTACAATTGTGATTTATTTATGTAATTTTTGGTGCGAGCCACACATTTATGACCATACATATAACCACATACAACCACGCGTTCCGGACTGACATCGCCCGGTCGCATTCCAGTCCGGGCCGCGGCAAAACGAACATAAACGCCCGTAATCTATTGGGAATCTCCCATACCGGTCCGACAAAATCGTTTTTGGCCATTCCGGTCAACACAAACTCGCGAAATCGCTGCGCTTTCCACCCTCGGACTGCCAGACCGGTCTGGAGAGGGGGTAATTAGTTTGGAGAGCGTTTTTTGGTCGGCATTGTCAATTCCTACCATTCATTCTCTGTTCTATATGTTCTATTTTTAGTAGTCTAACAGTCTAAAGAACATAAACCAATAGAACAACTAGAGAATCTCTGACTGACATTACCGGTCCGCTCCCAGTCCGGACCGGAATCGGCCCGTCGGGAAGTATCCGCGCATGAAAGTGTTGCCTGGAAATCGCGCAGACGCTATGGTGCGAGCATGTCGCGTTGACTGAAAAACGGACGATTTGGAGATTCCCGCATGGTTACCACGGGATGGGCGAATCAATGGAGCAACCTTGATCCAATTGCCCCAGCTCCGGAGCGCCTAACCCCGCGGATGGTCGTGTGCCGGCCCGTGGCACCGCGTCTGCAATAGGGTCGATACGTAATACACAACGGCCACAAGCCATTACCCGGAGCAACGCATGGACCGCACTACCCCCCACATCCCCGGAAGCATCGCGATCGTCGATTTGTCCAAAGACAAGCTCGACCGCATCCTGGCGGCCGACGCCCATGCCTTGTGGGGTGAGTCAAAGCCGGCCCACGTGACGGCTCGGCAGATCCGCGACCACGAGGCGGGGCGGACGCTGGCGAAGATCACGGCAGACCTGGCCGTGTTGCTCGCCCGCTAGCAGTCGGCCCTAGTCCGTAGCCACGCGGACGCGAGCGGGTGCAAGCCCCGACCTAGGGAGTCACACAGGAGGAAGCCATGGCCCTTTATCTCGTCCGAGAGCGCGAGTACCAGGTGCTTCGCCGCAGCCAGCGCGGGGTGCGTCCGGGCTACGGCCCTTGGCGCACCATCAAGGCCTACGCCGACATCCTCGAAGCCGAGGAGGAGCGCGGCGCCCGGAAGACCGGACTCTTCCAGCGCGTGGTGACGCTGCGCGGCCAGGTGGTGGTGGACGCCGAGGGGCATCGCACCGGGCAGGCGACGCCCGAGCCCTTCTGCGCCTGCGGGCGACGCATCTCGCAGTGCGACGGCAGCAGGGCGGGGTGTCGACAACCGCAACTCCGTTGAGACCGCGGCCGAGATCCACAAGGCGCGGCGGTAGCAGTCGGCCCTAGTCCGTAGCCACGCGGACGCGAGCGGGTGCAAGCCCCGACCTAGGGAGTCACAAGCAAGGGAGCAACGAACAATGGCAGATCTTTGGAGACTACGGGAAGTGCGAGAGTGGGCCGCTGAGTGGCGCCGGTACTATGAAGAGAAAGGCGTTCCCGAAAAGTACGTCGCACTAATCCAGAAGCGATCAACAGAACTGCGCGCTGCCCTGGATTCCGCCAAAGGGTGGATGCAAAGCGCTGGAATGCCCAGCAAGCGCGAAGCAACGATTTCTGTCCGCTGGCTTGAACGCGAAGCCAGACGTGCGACAAAAGTTTTCGGTCCCTAATCCCCGCGCACGGTCCGTGTCCAAGCGGCCCCTCGGGTGCAAGGCCCGAGCGTGCGAGTCAACGAAACACAAACCAAAGGATACAGGTCATGATCAAGTCAAGCCTTGAGTGTGGCGAGTGCGGCTCTGCGGTTGAGTACACGGGTCGGAACACGGCCTATTGCCCCTACTGTGACGTGTGCCCTGACTGCGGCTGTCCCAACGCCGATGGCTTCTCACACTATGACACATGCAACCGCGACGTTCGCTGGCGAGTATACTCGTTTGATGTGTGGGGCAACGCTCGGGACGGCTATGAGGTCAATGACGTTCGTCTGTGGGATACGCTGCACATCCCGAACAAGGCCAATGACGAGGATTTTGTTCGCGCTCTGAAGCGTGCCAATTTCCTCAAGCGTGGGTGCCGATTTTCCTCTTTCGATTTGGAATGGGAAGCGGACGATAGCCTTTTCATTTCGGACAGCCGGGATGGTATGCCGATCTGTCGTTTGGTGCGCGAGAACTAGATCCACCCACCCCACCCAACAGCGATCCGGCGCACACCAAGGTTCAAGGCCTTGTCTTCCGTAACTCCTACCCAGTACACGAGACACCACATGTACACCCCTACCCGTCTCAAGCGTTGGACCCTGCCCAGCAACTACATGGGCGCATCATGGCCAGCCTACTACAGCGCGGGCATCGGCGAATCGAGGGACAGTGACACGATCGAGCGCAGCAACTTCCGGACGGCGTGGGCGGCCCTGGACGCGCTCAACACCGATTGCCCGGTGTGCGAGGGGAGCGGCGACGCTCCGGAGCCCTGGGGCCGCCTGTCCGACGGGTCCCCGATTGGGTGGAAGGGGTGTGACACCTGCCACGGCTCCGGCCGCACCGTGGTTCGGGTTGAGGAGAATCATTGGGCCGTGGGCTGGGTCGCGTGGATCGCGATCCATGAGAGTAACGATGCCGCGCTCAAGGTCGCAGACGAATTCAACGAGCGGCTCGGAAACTACCCCATTCTAGACGGTAATGATCTGGACATGCTGGAACGCGACCTTGCTTGGGACGCATGGGAGCACATGAACCGCCGCGACCGGCTCCATGCGTGCGAGCGGGCGCATATCTCCCCGATCAACGCACTCCGGAGCCTGGCCAGCATCGATGATCCGCAGGGCGCCTTGCACGATTACTTGATCCGGCCCTGACCGACCCCACACCGCGCCGAACCTGGCCCGTAGCTGCCCTAACCGGCGGCACGGGCTAGGGGCGTCAGAACCGACACAAGGGAGCCGACACAATGACTATCGACGAATTCATTGACACCCACGGCCTGACCATGACTGCGGTTCAGGTTCCCGCGCGAACCGATGCCCTGTCGCATGAAACATGGGACCTCGGCGCGACACATTGGATGTGCATCATTATCCGTCCGGGCCTGGCCTCAATGGTTGTGGAATACACTATGGGATCGGCCTACACCGATCCGCCCAAGCTTCGGGACGTGTTGAGCTGCGTCGCTTCGGAGGTGACGAGTGTGCGGTGTGAGCCGGACTTTGAAAGCTGGGCTGATTCCTACGGGTACGAGACTGATTCGATCAAGGCGGTTCGGGTCTACAAGAGCATCAAGCGCCAGAGTCGTGATCTCGTTCGGCTGCTGAACAAGGATCTCGTTCGCGTGCTCTGCGAAGAGGTCGAGCAACTTTAGTTCCTGCCCCATCCGCTCCGCCCCGCTTGGCCTCGCAAGGGTCCGGGCTAGGGGCGTTAGGAGGAAACGAACATGGACCCCACCACACCCGCCGACGCCTACAACATCGGATATCAAGACGGACTAGAGAACCCGGATGATCTGTCAATCGGCATGACCTGGCCAGACAATGACCTGAACGAAGCCTATGATCGGGGTGTAAACGAGGGCCAGGCAGAAGGCTTCCGACGCGCCCACGCGCAGTGCATCCAAGAAGGGGGAATGAGTGTGGTGAAGCCGTCGGGGTGCGCTTGGTGCAATACTCCCCGGGCTGAGTCGTGAGCGAGGGCGCATGGTGCTACGGCTGCGAAACCGAGATGGGTTCCGATGGGCAGTGCGCCTGTCCCCATCGCAAGTCTTCCCGGGAGCTCGCCGAGGTGCTTACGACTCTGGCTCAAGCGGTCGGGGTCGCGGACTGGCCGCCTTCGGTCACAGCCGCGGATAGGGAGCGAATCGCAGCCGCCGCGCTCAAAGCGTACCAGTGGGCGCGGAGGCTGGGGCTATGATGCCGCAAGGCGATACCATACACACACAAGCGAGGTCACAAATGGACTCACGAACGGCTGAGAGGCTCGGGGCTAAGGCGGGCGCGGAAATTGTTGACTTGTCTTGCGCGGACTACGGGATTGGGACCCTAGGCCGGCGGGGATGGGACGAGGGGGCGGTCAACAATGCTGTGCATCGGATTGACGGCGTGCCCGACGATTTGGCTGAGGTCTATTATGCGGCCTACGAGCACGCCGCTATCGAGCGATACGACTACCTGAGAGCAAAGGCCGAGAGTGACCCGTGCCCGGACTGTGAGGGCAGCGGCAAGGAGATGGTAGAGGAGGCCGGTGACCAGTGGGAGAGGGTCTGTGTCCAGTGTGGTGGGCACGGCTCGACCCGAGACTAACCAGGATGCACGCACGCAAGGGAGACACAATGCCACGCTACGAGATGACCAAGCTGATGTCCGGCGAACGGGTGGTGTACGAAGGCCGCACCGAGGAACGTGCCATCGAGGCATACCTGATCGATGCCGGCTACCGGGGCGATGAGGATGACGCGGGCGAGCCTGTGGCCGATTGGGAGCTAGTATGCTCGGTGCTGGGGCAGGAACCAGAGGAGATCCGAGAGGCCCTTCGCGTGGTGGAACTGCCGGACCTGCACTGCCGGGAGTGCCTGGCCCCGGCCGGCACCTGTGAACACACCCGGGACTAGCCATGCTCCCGGACTACCCCGATCGCCCGCCCGAGTAGCCGTGGCCCCTAGGATCGATCCTAGGGGCCGCTCTGCTTTTGGAGCGCGTGCCAGCAATCGGCGCAAGCCAGCCGCGGACCTGGGTCGCGCCACGGAACAAGCCACCCGCCGCGGCGCATGTCCACATCCGCAAGCGTCTTGCCGCACAGGGTCCGATCTCCGCGACCGTCTGCCGGTACGACGTGGAAATAGGGCACGCGCGCGTCAACCAAAAACATCCGCGCGCTTGCCACGGGAGCGGGAGTGGGAGCGGGAGCCGGCGCCGCCCCCACCCCATAGATCCACCACACGACAGCGCCCACGGCCGTGGCCAGTAGCACTAGCCCGCCCACGCTCGGGCCCGCGATCACGAGCGCACCCCAACCCCACACCATGGTAGCCCCGCCCGCGGCCAGGGACGCCCACCGAGCGCGGCTAGTGGGCGGGCGCGAGGGGTAGGACATACCCCACGATAAAAACTTCCCCCGGGACTGCGCAACTCCTACTTTATGGGCCACACCCAATAGACAAAATTTCCAACGGCCCCAAAACACGATTTTGTTTTACGGCTCCAATGGTTGGCCGTCCGAAAAACCATTCCCCTCTTAACGTCCCCACCACCCTCAGCACCCCCCTTATAGGTAGAGTGTGACCCAGGTACGACGCGTGCCCACCCGCCCGTATTAGCCTTCCATCAGGAGTCGCGCCGACGAATTTGATCGGCACCAAACAAGGAGGGTGGTATGCACCGCGAGGTCATGGCCGAGAGTCGAGGTCGAGGGCGCCCCCGCAAGAACGTGATCAAGGGCCGCGAGGACATCCACGTCCCCGGGCCCAGACAACTCCCCACGCTCACGCCCGCGGACGAGGCCGCACTCAAGCCCCGGTGCCCCGACACCTATTCCGCCGCCGCCCCGCACCAGTGCGAGCACGCGGCCAACCACGAGGGCGACCACGAGTCCGGGCCCTACCGCTGGAACGCTTCCGGTCTGGTAGGCATGCATCACGAGCCCGAGTCGCGCCGGCTTCGGAACCTGACCCGTCGGCTGGCAAAGGCCGTCCGCTCGCGGTGGACCGAGGACCGGCCCGCGGACGTGACCGAGTTGCTACTCGACGTGAACGAGACCCTGGCCGAGCTCGAGTCCTCGAGTGCGCCAAACTCGCCCACGATCAAGAAGGATGCAGGCGGGGAGGGCTAGCCATGCAACGGTGCGCGGGCAGAGAGAAGGACGGAAGCCAGTGCAAGTCTCGCCAGCCTCGCCCCCATTGCGAGCGCCACCGCTCCCAGAACCGGCGCGGGGTCTCGCCCGAGGACGTTCGCACCTATGGTGAGGACCGGGAGATGGACGTGTTCGCGGTCCGGCTCCCGCGCGAACTCAAGGCCGCGCTCCAGTCCCGCGCTCGAGCCGAGGACCGGGAGATGGGCCAGCTCGTGCGCGAGGCCCTGGCCGCATACCTCGGCGGATAATGGGCCACGTCCCGAGACAAAATCAGCCCGAGTCCAAAATCCCCAGATGGTTTTGCGCCCTTGGCGTCAGGTTGACTAAAAAACATACCCCCGTTACCTTGATGCTGCTTCGGGGAGCAAGCATTGATCCGCATCGCGCTGTACGACTCCGAAAAAGCAAACATCCCCGTGGTCAAGGATCTCGATTGGGAGAACCTGACCAACCTTCTGCACACGTACAGGTTCACACCCTGCGGCGATCAGTGCCCCGGGCGCGAGTGCCCGCACAAACTCGGCCCCGCATGGTCTCCTCACACGCTTGTTCCCGGCAAGCCTCGCGGACGCGGCAACGTGCTCGAAGTCACGGTCGCGGTCTTCGATCTGGACCATCTCGCGGAATCGGACCTCGACGCGCTCTTGCAGCGGTTGATGGACCTTGGCCTTCGCACCGCCGTTCACACCACGCATAACCACCGCCCCCCGAACGAGTGCTCAGTCCGGGTCGCGTGCGAACTCTCCCGGCCCGTGCTGGACCGCGAGTGGCCCGCGTTCCGAAGCGCGGTCGAGCGCGAGTACCAGATCCCCGCCGACGCGCAAACCAAGGACTCGACCCGGATCTATTTCCTGCCCACATCCCCCGAGGGCCGTACCCCGCAAGTGGCCTGGTTCGGCGACCGCCCCATCGACGTGGACGCAGTGCTCGCCAAGCACCATCAGCCCACACAACTGGTCCCGCAGGTCCCCGAATACTCAGGCGAGGCCCAGCACATCGATTTGCACGCGCTGTGGGACCTGGCCCTGCGCACCAAGAACGAGGACGCGCGCCAACTCGTTCGCCTCGCGCAGAAGGGCGAGCCCATCGCGGAGGAGGGCGGACGCGACGATGCTCTGACCCGACTCGTAGGCTCACTCGTTTACAACCTCCCACTCTCGGTCCCGCGCGAGGCCATCATTGGCATGGTCGAGCCCAGCGTTCGGGTCATGCCCGGCGACCAACCCGCGGGCGATACCTGGCTCAGCCTCGCGCGCAAGAAGATCGACCGAGCCCGGGACCGCCGCGCCGCCGAACTCGTTGCTCAAGCCGAAGAGAACGAGCGCATCCGCGCCGCCCTGGCCAAGACCTCCGCGCAGTTGGACGGCCACTCGGCTGCGGACATCGACGCGGACGGGCATTACACCAACGATGCGTTGCAGCGATGGGCCAAAGAGCAGGGCTGCGCCTCGGTCAACGACCTCATCTCGCAATTCGTGGTCAAGAAGTCACGAGAAGATTGCTACTACGTCTTCCGGCACGGCGCCTATTCTCGCCCGCGAGCCAAGGCCGACCTCAAGATCGACTTCACCGAAGCGTTCGCGCCCGCACCGTTCCCCATGGTTACCACCGACCGCAAGGGAAACGTCCGCGAGCTGACCGTGGACGAGTTGCTCGAGGGTCACGTCAAACTTGCCGACGAGCGCGTCTACTCCCTCATCCTCCAGAAGTCCGTCTTCGATGCCAAGACCCGGACCTTCATCGAGGCGTGTTGCCCGCTGCGAACAGTCGCGACCGTCGAGCATCCGGAGATTCAGGAGTGGCTCAAAATCATCGCCGGGGACCGCGCCGAGTCTCTACTCCGATGGTTGGCCACTGCCCACCGACTCGAAAAGCCCACCTGCGCGCTCTACATCGACGCGCCCAAGGACATGGGCAAGAACCTCCTCGCCAACTGTATCGCCTCCCTGTGGACCGACAAAGGCCCGGCGATGCTCAAGGAGGCACTCGACAACTTCAACGCTTGCATCAAGGACTGCCCGCTGTTGTTTGCGGATGAGGCGTTACCCAAGTTGCCGGACATCACTTCGCTCTTGCGCTCGCTGGTGACCCTGAAGAACCACCGCGTCAATGATAAGCACGAGAAGAAGGTTTCGCTGGTTGGCTATCCGCGCGTGCTCGTGGTGGGCAACAACCGGAACCTGCTCACCAGCCGCGACCACCTCACCAGCAAGGACGTGGACGCAATCGACATCCGGTTCCTGTACCTGAACGCGCCCCAGGCCGCGGCCGATTACCTTAAGACCATCGGTGGTGCCACGGCTGTGAACAAATGGCTCGAGCATGGGCTGTTCGCTGAACACATCGCCTGGCTACGGACCCAGATCGATTACGAGACCCCCAACCGCCTGTGGGTGGATGGTGACCTGGGCCAGCTCAAAAACCAATTCACCATCGACCACGTCGAGAAGGGGAACGCAGTGTGCGACTGGCTGGCCAATTTTCTCTCGCACGACCCTGCTCGACCGCTGCACAGCCCCACCAACCTGCTTGTGGGCTGCGGTGAACTATGGGTCAAACCCGAGGCGATGACTGACCCCATGAGTTGGGAGTTGTTCGCCTCCGAGTCCCACAAGAAGCCCAGCAACCGCGAAGCCTCGGCAGTGCTGCGGGAGTTGAGCGACTCCGGGGCGACAATCCGCCCCTATGTCGGCACCGCGCGCCCGAACTACTGGAGGCTTCGATCCGAGGTTTTGTTCCAATGGATGGAGCAGAACTCAGTCGGTAATCCAGATGTAGTCAAGGCCCGTCTCGAAGCACCGAACGACCTCATGGTCAAGACAGGACTCCTCAAGGCTCAGGTAACCTAATGCCCGCCGTCAGGATGGTCGCAGTCGTTGTCGCAGGATGCTTTCACGTTGGTGCATCCCTGTTGGCACGGGGTCAGGCAGTTACCGTAGCAGGGTTGGGTCTGGTTCCCGCCGCATTGGCTCATGCAACTCACCGGGCAAGTGCCGGCGTTGCAGTTGTTGAAGTTCGAGGTGCAGACATCGTGGCACTGCTGGACCGATCCGCTACTCCCCGACGATCCCGACGATCCGGTACTCACACTAGACCCCGTGTTTCCGCTGGACCCGGTGCTCCCGACCGTCGCTCCAGTTCCGGTGCTCCCACTCGTCCCAGCACCCACTTCGCCGTTGCATCCCACGCCGACGACCACGAACGCCGCCAGAAACATCGCCATTAGAGTTCGCGTATCCATATGACCACCCTAACGCACCCGCCTCGAGCCGCGCCATGACCACCATCACCACCCCCGCTACCACCGGGATCGGCCGAGACATTCTCCGCGGCGTGTTGGTGGGCATCACCATCGAAATCGTGACCCACATCACCCACCACCTCGTGGACAGGTTCCTCCCCGATCTGCCCACCCCGCCTGCCCCGCCCAAAAAGCGGCGCCGGACCAAGCGATGAGCACCGCTCGTGGTCGCGCCCCCGCCGTGGTTGACGGCGAGCTCCAGCATGTCTCCGTTAGCCAGATCATGTCCTACGACGACGGCAGTGGGGGAGGGTGCCCTCGCGCGTGGTGGTACGACAAGGTTGCTCGCGTCCCTCGCGTCGATGCCGGCGCATGGCAGAGCGTCGGCACCCTGCTTCATTCCGAGGTCGAGGATTACCTCACGGGCCGACGCACATCCTCGGACCTGTCCGCCCTCGCCCTTGCCGGCGTCCCGCACCTGCCCGAACCCTCGAGCGATCTGCTGGTCGAGCACCCGCTGGTGAACCCGGGCCTGACCGCGGCAGGTGTTCCCTTCGAGGGCTACGTCGATTGGTTGGACCCGCGAGACCCCGAGCAGCCGCACGTCGGCGACAACAAGACCACCAAGAGCATCCGACTCTGGGCCAAGACCCCGGAGCAACTCGCGACCAACGTCCAGGCCGCGGTCTACTCCCATTGGGCCCGGCTCCGCTACCCGACCGCAAAGTCCGTGAAGTTCTCGCACGTTTACTTCGAGACGACCCCACTCGATGACGGGGCCCATCGCTCGTGCCGCGTCGAGAACGTTTTTAAGTTGACAGAACTGGACCCCCTTTGGTTATCTATTGAGCGCACGGTTGAGCGGATGAAGGCGACCGCGCGGGAAACCCGAGACCGCGACGTAACCCCGAACACGAACCACTGCCGGGCCTATGGCGGGTGTCCCTACGCCAAGGTGTGCCCCCATAGCCCGGCCAATCGACGCACCACCGAGAACGAATCCCTGAAGGAGTTGATGATGGGCCTGTTGAACAACCTCACCATCCCCGCCGTGGAGAGCCCGGAGCAGGTATCCATTCTCCCGCCCGACGCACCGGTTCCGGTCGCAGTCCCGACCCCTGCCACGCCCTTGCCCCCAGCCCCGCCCGAGGCCGAGCGCGCGGCCCAGCCCGACCCGTTGGCCCGAGAGAAGAAGCGGGGTCGGCCCAAGAAGTACCTCCCCAGCAACATGCCTCCGCAAACCGTCGATCGCGTGCAGGAGTTGCCCCCGACCGCCCTCGCCGCCGCGGCCAAGGCCGGGTTCCGACCCGTGATCCCGCCCACGACCGAGACCCCGCCCGTGCCCGAGGGGCTCACCCTCTACGTGAACTGCGTCCCGAACTCGTTCCACATCGTCCTCAACGCCCGGATCAACGAGTTGGCCGCGCAGTTGGCGAAGGAGGTGGATGCTCCCGACGTGCGACTCGCGGCCAACGATTCGCCGCTGGGCTATGGCAAGTGGAAGGCCGCTCTCGCCCAAGCCATCGTCGCCGAGGGCTGCTATGGCGACGTGGTGGTCCACAGCGGCGACCTGGCCGACCCCGTGATCGACGTGCTGCGCGGGAAGGCGACCAAGGTCGTCGTGGGGGTGCGGTGATGATCCAGCCCTACGTTCAACATCCCGGCAATACCCGAAAGATCATAGCGGACGAGTTCCATGTCCCCATCGAGGAGCTTCCTCCCGATCGGAACTTTTTGTTTACCGCCTGGGAATTCGATCCCTTCAACTCGAAGATGCGGGCGATTTTTTACCTGAACGGGAAACTTTACGAAGTTGCGGCTGAACACTGCTCGTGCAACGGGTACAAGGGCCAGTGGCAACCTCGAGAGGTGACCTCGGCAGCCCTCGCGATGCGCCTCGTTGATCACACCTACGAGGGTGTGGTGTCGGAGCCCGATTGCCCGCTGGGCTACGGATGGCTGGACCACGAGCACCACGCCCGGTTCCGCGAGTTCATCGAGGCCCTCTGCAACATCGAGCGCGAAGGACAGACCGTCCACTAGCCCATGTCCCTCCTCGATTACGTGGAGGCCCCGGAGCAGGAACCGGCGAGCACACCCCGGTTCTACTCCGCGCTTCCACCCGTGTTCGATTCGGCGGACTTTCGCCGGATCAAAGCCCTCCCCCTGCGTTCTCCAGCCTCGCCGGAGGAGCAGGTTCGGTTAGCGGAAGAGATGACCTCTCGGCTTCTCCGGAATCCGCAACCGGCCTGCAATTGCGCCTCGAAGTGGAAGCAGTGCGCGAATCGCCTGCGCCCGATTCAAGGCTGGGCGCTGCACGAGGCCATGATCACGGGCCGAGGTCCGGTCGGACTCATCGGCGTGGGCGGCGGCAAGGGGCCCACGACCATGATGCTCCCCATGGTGATCCCCGGGGTGAAGGTCGCGGTCCTGCTCATCCCCGCGAATATGCGCGACGCCTTCGAGCGAGAGTGGGAGAAGTTCTCGGTCCATTTCCGACTCCCGCGCCGACCCTCGGACCGGTGGTACGCCGTGGGTGACGACAAGCCCCTGCTCCACGTCATCACCTACAGCGAACTCTCCTCGCCCAAATCGAGCGACCTGCTCAAGAAGTTGCGCCCGGACCTGATCATCGCCGATGAGGCGCACAACCTCCGCAACCGAGGCGCGGCCCGGGTCCGACGCTTCCTCCGCTACATGCACGAGGCCCGCAGCAAGTACGCGCCCTTGAGCGGCACCATGGAGAACCGCTCCCCCATGGAGGCGGGCCACCAGTACGAACTCGCCCTCGGGGAAGGCTCGCCCTATCCGCTGCACTATCCGACCCTCGAGCACTGGTCCGAGGCGGTGAGTTCCAGGGGCGTGCCCTGCGACCCAGGCGTGCTCATGGAGTTCTGCGAACTCGGCGAGAACGTGCGTGAGGGGTTGCGTCGCCGCGTGACCCATTCCCCCGGCGTGGTGAGCACGAGTGAGAGCCAGTTCGGGGGCTCGCTCATCATCCGCCGCGCCGAGGGAATCAAGGTCCCCGAATTGATCCAGAAGATGCTCGAGGAGGTGCGCTCGACCACGACCCGCCCCGATGGTGAGGAACTGGTCGATGAGATGGCATCGGTCATGTGCCGACGCCAGCTCGGAGCAGGCGGGTACTCCTATTGGGCCTTCCCCCATGGTGAACCGCCCGAACTCATCGACGAGTGGTTCGAGCGCCGTAAGGAATGGTGCCGCGAGCTGAGGGACGTGCTCAAACTGAACCGCGAGCACATGGACTCGCCCCTGCTCTGCGAGAATGCCGCAATCCGACACCAGCGCAAGGGGCGCGGCGAAACCATCGACCCGACGCTACCCTCGTGGCCCTCGGTGACCTACCCGGGCTGGGCCGAGATTCGCGACCGCGTGTACCATGAGACTCGATGGAAGTGGGTCAGCGACTTCCTCGTGGACTACGCCGCGGAGTGGATGGCCGACAACAAGGGCATTGTATGGGTCGAAACCCCGGAACTCGGTCACCGCATCGCGCGCAAGACTAAACTCCCGTACTACGGCCAGGGCAAGGCCGCGAGCAAGCTCATCCTCGACGAGAAGGGCGACCGCTCCATCGTGGCATCGTCCATCTCGCACTCTACGGGCAAGCAACTGACCATGTGGTCGCGCATGCTCGTGCTCCAGTCTCCGAGCTCGGGCACGACTTGGGAGCAACTCATCGGTCGCGAGCATCGCCCCGGGCAGGAGGCTGACGAGGTGGTCGTGGACGTGGCCCTGCACACCGACGAGTACGAGAGCGCGTTCGCCCAGGCCCGCCTCGACGCCGAGTACCAGTACCAGACCAAGGGCGCCGAACAGAAGTTGTTGCTGGCGACGTACACCGGAGAGTTTCCCTAGTTCTCTCGGCATGTTTTATCGCAAACTCGAATCTGTTGACAGAAAAACGCATCGTCGCTAGCATTGTTCATCGGCCGTAAACGACCGATGAACCCGAAACACAAACCAACACATACACAGAAAGGCAGTTTGAGAATGAGTCTGAGTCTGTTGCAGGAGTTGCTGAAGGATGCCAAGCCCACCATCAAGAGCGACTTCATCAAGCCGGGGGGCAAGTACCGCTTCGAGATCCAGAACATCCTCACGTACCGAGGCCACAAGGGGCATTTTTTCATCGCCGAGTTGAAGACCCTGACATCGACCAAGTTGGACCCGACCGCCACGGTCAACGCCGAGGGCTCGAGTTGTTCGTACATGTGCAACCTCGCCAACGAGTCCGGCCCCGGTAACATGCTCGGGTTCTTGATGGCGGTCACCAACGAGCCCAAGGAGAAGGTGCTCGCCAAGCTCGACTCCATCGTCGGCGAGAAGTCCGTCCTCCGGTACGCGCCCGTGGACTGCGAGGCGTACTCGGTCAAGACCAAGAAGGGCGCCGACTTCACCGCCACCCGCTGGACGCATGTGCCGCTGACCGATGCCCAGGAGAAGGACATCCTGGCCCGACAGAAGGCGGCAGACAAGGCCGCCACCAAGGCCGCGTAAAGGCGTGACTGAGCCGGCCGGTGCTGGTAACACCGGCGCCCGAGTCTAAATCGGGTGCTTTCAGCCGCTCAGCCCCGCCTCCCTGCTCTCCCCGAAGGGCCCCGAGTACCTACTGACGATCCCACCGAAGGAGAGCGGCGTCAGGGTCAGTAGCGACTCGTATCCGGCGACCTCCAACTTTCTGCCGCTTCGTTGGAGCGAGGTAACAAGCCCAGGAGAGCGTTCCATAGCCTTGCACGGGCTGACCGGCCATAGGGCCTCGATCGAACAGTGCTGACAGGCCGGAAAGACGGCCGTTTTTCTTCCTCAAGTGAATTTCACTCAGAGTGTGTTGCCACAGCCTAGAGCGATTCGCTATATTCACCACCATGAACGACGGACGCGAGCGATGAACACGGGGCGGTTGGATGCGGTCATCGAGGAGTACGCCAAGATGAACCTTCAGGTGAAGACCCTCTATGTGAGCCCGCACTCCTGGGCCGACCTCATGTGCGAGTACGGGGCCCGGCTCCGGTTTGAGGGCGCGTTCATCCTCCATCGCGATGCACGAATCTGCCCACGAGGGGGCGTGCCCAACGACGTGGTTGCCATCGGAGAGGCACGGTAGGGCATAGGGAGGGGGCTCGGGGCGCGCATGGGCCGAAACGCGCAGTAGTTCTTGGCGGGTGAGCCGAATTGGGTAAGGCACGCGGCTGTTAACCGCGGATGTATTGCAGGTTCGAGTCCTGCCCCGCCAGCTCGTTGTATCAACCGCAGAGGACCAAATGGCAACACCTGAATTTGATGCGCGTTTGAATCTGGCCTTCGTCGAACTTGCCGAGGGGGGTCGCGAAGAGGTCGTGCTTCGCTTCACCCGGGATGAGGGTGCCTTCGACAATGGCGACGATGACGGCGCTGTGTGGGGCGTCGATGTTGACGATCTCGGATGCGACGGGATTTGTAACAACGATCCCAGCGGACTCATCAAGCACCTCGCCATCGCCGTTCGGGGTGTCGAATGAAATTCCACCCCATCAACAACCAGATCCTCATCAAGCGCCGCGAACTCGCCAAGAAGTCCAAGGGCGGGATCATCCTCCCGGGCACGGCCGAGTTCGCTAACGTGACCTATGGCCAGGTGGTCGCCGTGCCCGAGGGCGAGACCGCCATCAAGGCTGGGGACTTCATCGCCTACAACACGGTCAAGCGCCGCGAGGTGTCCATCGCCGGCAACGTGCTGGATGTGGTGGTCAACGACAAGGACTCGGTGTTCGGTAAGTTCGAGATTGAGGACGGGGACGGTCCTCTCTTCGAGAACACCGACCGGTAGGTTGCCATGGGGAGCAGGCGCGGTCTCCTGGGGTCCTATATCTGCTTCTAGGACTCCCCGTCACCTGCCAGTTCTAGCCCGCTGGTTCAACCGCGCCTGGGCTAGTCCGTTGACCGGGATGACGGTCACCTTGCCAGCGTAGCCCAACAGGTAGAGGCAAACCCCTCAAAACGGTTTCAGTGCAGGTTCGAGTCCTGCGGCTGGCACCCTATCGCCCGGAGTGAAGTATGACCGCCATTACCAACGAGACCATCACCGACGACATGCTCCATCAACTCAAGGAGCAGATGCGCGACGACTCGGCCGCAGGCAAGCCCGTGGTCGCGACCCTGAACATCGCCAAGGACGAGGACGGATGGTTCGGCTCCATCGCGGGCGAGTTCTTCCACACCATCCCCGGCGAGTCCCCGAGTGACGTGCTGCGGAGGATCGCGGAATCCCTGGACGGTGTGCAATGAACCCCGCGGGCCTCGCTTCACTCTCTGCGATGGTCCAACTCGCCATCGGGATTCCGTTCATCCTCTTCTGCTGGATCGGCGGCCTCTGCCTGACCTACCGCATCGTCAGGGACACGTTCGAGCACCTGTTCGATGCCCCGCGACGAAAGCCCTGGCCGCCGAAAGGTCCCGATGCACCCGCATGAGTTCTCCGATCCCGTCGCGCTGACGATCCTGTTCTTCCTTCTGACCCCGGGCACGTTCGCGTTGCTGGGCATGTTTGGGCTGATGGTGGTCGGCGCATTGGACAAGCGCCGGAGGTGAACAATGGTCGCGCTCCCGCTCACCGCCTTCGACTGTGAGACCTACCAGATTCAGGACGGTCTTCTCGCGCCCCCTCTGGTGTGCGGGTCCGCAGCCGAGCCCGAGCCCGGAACCGAGCGCATCCTCTCCCGCGAAGAAGCCGTCGCCGAGTTCGAGCGCCTCCTCCGTGAGTCCGGCCGCATCATCGTGGGCGCGAACATCGCTTACGACATGGCCGTCCTCATGGTCGCCGCACCGCACCTGATCCCGCTGGTGATCGAGAAGTATGACCGTGAAGAGGTCTACGACGTACTCATCGCTCAGGGGCTCAACGACATTGCCAACGGCACGTTCCTACTCGATCCTAAGACCAGGTTCCCGCTCAAGCACCCGGACACCGGCAAGCGCGCGGAGCGGTACTCCCTCGAGTTGACCAGTAGCCTCGCTCTCGGCCGGCACAATGCCAAGGAGAACGACGCGTACCGGCTCCGGTACGGCGAACTTGCCTCGATTCCGATGTCGCAGTGGCCCGCGGTCGCGATCCAGTACCCCAAGGACGACGCGCGCAACACTGTGGACGTGGCCCGAGCCCAGATCGAGCAGGGGTACAAGAACCTGGGACACCTGACGCGTGAGGTCCGGGCCGCGCTCGGGATGCACCTCGGCGCCGTCCATGGTCTGCGGACCGACCCCGTGCGCGTGGCCGAGCTCCAGAAGAAGACCGCAGACCAATGCGCCGCCTATCAGCAAGAGTTCCAGGCCGTGGGCTTCCTTCGCCCTGGAGGGTCCGAGGACACGGCCAAGGTCAAGTCCCGGGTCGCCCGCGCATACGGGGCCACGAACCCATGTGGGAAGTGCGCGGGGACCGGGAAGGTGCCCAGCCCCAAGACCGGGAAGCCGATCCAGTGCAAGGCATGCTCCGCAACC